CCGGTAAGTCCTCTGCTGTGGCTTCTGATATTGAGTTATGAGTATTTCCGTGAATAAAGTAAGCGTGATTATGGGTGGTGCAGACTGATATGAAAAAGTACTTTGCAACCCACTTTGATGTGTTTAATAGGGTGAGCCTGTCTGTGCCATCGGAATAGTATGTGGAATCATATTCTGTGACTACAGCCTTATTCCATACACCACTGACAGGATAGTACTCTGTCAGTGTACCTGAGACCCCAGATTCATTTTCAGCCAAAGCATATATGCCATACCCGAACCAAACAGTACCTGCACCAACCTTTGATACTCTGGTGCCAGATGTTGATAATGCAAGGCCAGATTGTCTATCAAAGCTGTTTAGGGTTATGTCCTTATACAGTGATTTACTTGTAGCCGATATACCATAGGCATCATAGTCAAGGATGTGTAGTGCTGTGCCTTCCACTACTACTCTGAAAACAGGTACTTTCGTAGCGTCAGCAAAGTAAACAGTGGGGTCCAGCAGTACATCATAGAAAGGTACTCCCGAGTTGTAATCTGCATAGATATAGTTTACTGCGCTATCCGTGAGGCTTACTGTTTTTCCCGGCACAGGTAATCTTATATTAGTAGAATCTCCAGTCAACGAAGACGTAAAGTTTATCACACCGTCTGCATTAATTATAATTGTACCATCCACAGGGTCAGTGAATGTCGCCAGAGTGGTTACACCCAGATTTCTTGCTAGTATTAATGCATCGGTTTCAGTCTCTGAATACACATCGGTTATATCAGTGGCGGTAACATCATGAGGATTCCCAGTTACGGTATTCCTATGGGCTGTATTGGCTTCAACTGTTAGATTGTTCTCAACCTCAATGTCAAAGTCACTTATTGTTGATGCTGTCTGGGTACCAGTGTGGTTAGGCCTATCCAGTAAGAATGAGTCAGCAGCGTTCTTGGTAGCTTCGGTTGAGATACCTTCAAGCTTTGTCCGCTCTCCTGCTGTGAGCACTAAACCACTACCTGCATTTGTTATTGAGTTTGCCGGCGCTGCTGTAAATATCGGGTCAACTTCTGATGCTGTTTCAAGGGTTGTACCATCTGCAAATTTGATACCTTTCAGTACTTCAATGGTAGCACCGGATACTTTACACACTGGCCCCACAAAATTGTATTCACCATCGTAATCTCTGGCGAACATCGGAGTAAAGACAAAGAATATAATTAAGGTTATTAAAATTGACAGTTTGTACATAATGGTCTCCTTCAAACAAGCACCTTAGCCCATGAAAGAACTAAGGTGCTTAACTATTATCTAAATTGGAAGGCAATTGCTACCTAAGCTTTTTTACCCTGCTTGGCTCTGCAATGCCTGTGATGTGAAGCAAGGCCGGCAGCTGACGCAAATCCTGACTTACCACAGATGTCACATATATATGCGATACCATCTATTGATGGAGGGCAATTATCTGGTATAGCCGGCTTTTCTACTACTGGTGTAGGTGCTGTGACAGCTTTTTCAGTACCCTTAGTTATCTGGGCGGCTGTTGGCTTTGCTGGAATAACTAAAGCAGCAGGTGGTGGCATTTTTGCTAAAGCAACCGCTGTAATATCACCACGCTTAAGCATTGCTTTGATTTCATAGTCACTGCATTGCTTTGAAATCTCTTTACCTTCTTTAACAGGGCCTTGAGAAGTTAAGATCATTGGTACTGCTACTTCGTATGTATTTATAGACATTCATGTCCTCCTTTGTCATAAAAAAGATAAAGAGGAATCCAACAGGACCCCTCTTTCTATCTTATAAGATTATTTTATGCTGAATTTACATTTACTACCCAGATCCAGTCTGGATAGAGAATTGCAGGTACAAAGTAGTAACCTACAAGAATCCATGTGTCGTCAGGGTCTGGTGTGTCCCATGACTTGGAGAAGCGACCTGGTGTACCATTGTTAGCCTTTGCAGGGCCTTCAATAAGGATACCAACAGAATCACCAGTTGGGCCAGTCCTCGCAAGGAATATGACTGTGTAATCAGCAAGCATTTTTGCTGTAATACCATCATCACCCTGATATGTAACATCATATTTTATGAGGTTAACATCAGAAACCTTGGTGAGGAATCCAGTTTCAACGATATCCACGCCACGCTCATATTTCAGGAGCTGACGAATAGCATCATTGTGCTTGATAAGGTTGAATGTTCTGGTTGTCATGATAGCATCAGTAATAGGTGGTGAACCTTCATCCACTGCCATTTCCTGGATATCATCAAAGTTCTTCATGATTGTTGCATTTTCAAAATCTGTCCATGCAACACTTACTGAGAATTTATGGCTTGCCTTGAAACCGTAATCAATGTCAATTTTGACTTTGTGACGATTATAAGTCAATGCACCCTGTAGAGCTTGCATACAAGTCCACTCAACAAGAAGATCAACGGAACGGTTAAGACGCTGTACCATTGAGGTAAGCTTCTGGTCCGCTATTGCACCCTTGCTCCAATTAGCAGGGTCATTTACAGCAACGCCAAGAGGTCTGAGGTTTGTCAGAACGGATTCTGGAACAACCTGTTTCTCACGACAGTAACAAAGCTTAGCAAGCATTGTTTTGGAGTTCTCTGGTTTATACACATGCGCTGGTGAGTCTTTTGCAACAAAAGAAGCAAGCTCTGTACCACCAAATTTAACATCCCATTCAGCCACTTCGGAAAAAGTAGGTTCTGTGGGAAAAAGAGCTGGATACAGAAGGTTCCTTGTAGGGAATGTCTGGTCAAGAACACCCATAAGGAAATCATCTTGCAAATTAGGATATTGATTACTACCCATTAGAATAGTCTCCCTTCATATTACGAAATTACTATTTACTGAATCCTCGGTTTACTCTTCGGTATCAAAGAGAATCAAAGGAAGGGCTGTTTTCGTAGTACCATCAGCACCGCCGAAAGTACCATTACAAGTGATCTGGCTATCTTTTACGCGGCCATGATATAACACTTTTGCAGGGATTATTTCTGGTGTTGCATTGCTATCTAAAGCAATTCTTTCATCCAGAATATATTTAGGAACATTGAGGCCATTAACACCTGCTGCTGCATAAGGTTCATAGACCTCGTCAACTGTATTAAATGCCATTACTGTGCCTTCAAGGAGTTCAGTAGTCTGAGCCTTGATGTTTGCACTTGTAAAAGCATTGTGACTACCAGCCTTGTATTCAATAGGTGGTGTCTGTGTAATTATTTTCTGATACATTATGTATCTCCCTTCATCAACTATATGTTATAGAAAAAAGATTACTACCTTCTTAGAGAGGTTACTTATTTCTGATTCTGAGCCTTACGCTTTTCAATTGCATCTACCGATGCTCTACCCCTGGACCTTGCATCAGATACACCATCGGGTGTTCCAGTGCCAGTACCGGGTTGAGTGCTCTCGCCCATAGCAACATGAGTGCCATTGCTTGCAAAAAGACTTACAAGAGTGTCAAGAGCTTCCTGTTCAGTAGACTCGCTACCTTCTGAGAAATTTACCTTGGTGTCACGAAGTGTATTTGCAACTGCCATAAACTTCTCTTTGTTAGCAGGGATAGCCTTGCCGGCTTTGGTAAGCTCTTCCCATTTAGCATTTACTGCTTCTGAGAAGTTTACCTGTCTCTGCTCTTCAAGAGTAGTCTCAAGCTCTTTATTCTTTGCAACTGCCTCTACACCCTGTTGAAACATTGAAGTGTGCTTAGTCTGCAAAGTTGCAAGGTTAACCTCAGAAAATGCCATCTTCTGTACTTCGATATCCTCGCCGAAAAGACCCTGTAAGTGTTTAAAGAGTTCTTTACTCATATCCTGATCCCCTTCCATCTGTTCTGAGAAATGACTTAAAATGTCATTATCTACTGTAATTTTGATTGTATCACTGAGTTTTGCATAAAGGAATTCCACCTTATTACGCTTGTCTAAACTACTCAGCTTCTGATTATAGTTTGTTTGCATTGTAGTGAATAAGAAATCAGTTATGGCATCATACAAAGACCATGCCTTACTATCCAGAGATACCTGGGTATCTAACTCACCAAAGTGAAGCGCTTCCACATTTACAATATCTACTATATCCTCAGAAAAGTTTACTGCATTTAACGCATCTGCTGGACTATACAGTGCATGAATATCATCAAGTGTTTTGATCTCAGGAATGTCTGCTCCAAGTAATGATAAGGCTGTGATAAGTATGTTCTGCTCACCCTTATCATTCTTGCCTACTCTTAGCTCAGGCGATACTCTCCGATATGCTGATACCTTGATTAAGTCAGCTAACTTCTGTGGGATATTTGATAAATATGCTAATGCTTTGCTTCCCTCTTTTTTCATATCATCTATCCAACCAAAACTTGGTAAGCCATCACTTGTTGGTGTTATAGTTGGATTGTGACCCAATTTAACTTTTGCCTTGAACTGTCTCAAAGGCGGTTTAATCTTGTCATTCATTGCATGGAAATTCTTAACCATGCTGTCAAGACCATCATCTGTTATTTCCACTTCATTTGGAGTACCCTTTTTATATACTCCTGTCTCAGCGACTTCTACCCATAAGTTAGTAGTCTTCAACTTTCCTTCGCTGTCCTCTGCAAAATCTAAGTTTATTGCTTCATCAAGCGGAATTGATACCAGCGCCAGTATATCAGATATTTTATATTTTTGACTACCTTTATTTAATCTTATTTCCTGAATATTTTGAAATTTTACTGGTGTGCTGTCTTCCCTAAACTTAAAATTGAGATCACCAGAGCCTTCACCCTCACCAATTACTACCACGACTTTATCATAATCTGATAGATTCAGCCTGACTACATCAGTGTTCTGGAACGCCTGTGGAGTATCAAACCAGCCAATTTCACTAAACCTTTGAATAGTAGATAAATGAAATCTACTCGGCATAATAATACCGGCCTGTTCTAAAATAGAGCTTGGTAAATTGTTTATACCTAACTCCATGCTATCCTTTAATGGCTTAGCAGCAAATGCTTTACCAAGGCCATTGCCCTCAGCTGTGGTTGCCAGAGCATATAGGTTTTCCCTGATCTGCTCTGGTGTTACCTTTTTTGAGGGATATGGAAAGATAGGGTTTTGTAAAGCATAGTCAGCCTGGTTCTGGCCTGTTTCCCAAAGGTAGCCATATTTAGCCTTTCCCATGGTATTACTGTAGGCTTCTGCTACTTTAATCTTCTGATCAGATGTCAAAGATGCTCCACCAAGAACTGATGTTATCATATCCTGATAAAACTGCTGATCTTCTGAACTATCCAAAGCATTAACCAGACGCTCGGCAAGATTGATAAAAGGCATATCACCCTGCAGGTTGTCTGAGGTCATACCATCAGCAGTTAAACCTTCTGCCTGAGGATAGATAAATAGTACAGATGCTTTATCGGGTTTTAGTTCCCATTCACCTGGCATAACACCCTGTAAATCTTTTGAATATCTTAATGCTAGTAAATCCTGTGCAAACATTGTTCCTCCTTATCCTGCTATTACCACACCAGCGGTGGGATTCGCGGGATCATAGTCAATTAATAGTGATAAATGAACCGGAACAATCTCCACAATCTTGCCGGTCTCAACTGAAATATAAAGATCAAGCTTTGGAGACATAGCTGGATAAATCTTTTTGTTAAGCATTTCAACTGTGGTGGGTGTTTCTACTATAGCTTGTACCCAAAGTTGCTCAAACTCTTTATCCCACCATGCTTTTAGCACCCTACCTAAAATAGTAGTATAGGGATCTGATTCATCTTCATGGTTTAAGGTTAGTGGCACGCCAGCCCAATAAGGCAATGAAGCCTCAAGCACATCTGCATCAAAAGTATCGCCATTGAATGTGCCAGGTGTCATTGCTATCCCTGAAAAGTATGCGATATCATTACCTGATTGAAACATTGCGATCTTGTGCATATTAGTTTCAATTCTTTTTGTTGTGAAACCCTGTTTAACTTTTGATTTAGGAGCTGAGTATTTAGCACCTATCTCAAGGTTAGCATATTCAGAGAAATACATATCATCCGATGATACTACTGGTACACCATTATACCCAAGTAAGCTGTACTGACCTACTGAAACATAGCTACCATAAGGGGGCTCACCTGTATCGCTACACCATGAATTAATGCAAATCCTGTCTCTAAGTGTCTCTGGAAAATATGAAAGGATCTTTGCTTTAAGGATGCCAGCTAATTCTCCTGAGACTCCCTGTAACTTAATATCAAGTTTATCACAGCTACCTGTCTTAATCAGTTCATCTGATTGAACATATATCCCAGGTATTTCAGCGGCTATTACATTACCATTAAACAGGTCTTTGATTTCTTTCAAATTGAATGGTTTACTGCCAACTGGCCTTAATTGATATACAGTAGGTTTTAGTAAAGTTGAAAGCGCTGTGGTGTCATAAGCAGTTTCATTCTTTCCAGCTACCCCACCAGTTTCTTGTGGAGGGTTTAAACCCTGACCGTTACCTAAACCATTTCCAGAGCCATTACCTAAACCATTTGGGCCTGAACCATCTGGAATATGACCACCTGGACCTTCTGAGACTGCTGGCGTTGCCCAAAGATTATAACAGATTGAGACTCTCTGATCTCTGTCAGGAAACTCTTCTAATAAGCCTTGGTCAGACATACATCTAGATATAAAGTTTAATCTTGTTTCACCCTTGGTAGGTCTTGGAAATGCCATGTGTCCTCCTATGCAGCCATGCTAAAGGGGTTTGAACCGCCCCCAAAGCCAACTGGTATGATATTTTCAAATATATTTATTACTTCTGCTTTTTCAGCTGGATCATCTTGTACCCATATATATGCCTGTCTGTTGGTATCTGTAATTGTGATTGCAAGAAGTGTTGTCCTACATTGGAAGTGGAACGGTGGAACAAATTGCCACGCATCTGGTGAGTCTGCTCTAAATGTTTTACCATCTAAAGGCACACAGATATCCTCGGTTGTGCGATCATCCATGATTGCTGAAAGTTCATATCCTGGTACTAAAGTAGGTCCTATATTCTGTATTTCAAGCATTCTACCACCATTGTAAATAGCAGTAACTGCTGTTCTAACCCCCACAGTAGTAAGCTTTTTCTCGTCCTTGATAGCCATTTTATCATAGTTTGATATGATGGTATCAATATCATATCCTTTTTCCATTGCCTCTTTATAGACTACCTGACCAGTCTTAATGCATTCATCAATTGTGGTTCTAGTAACTAAATCTGCTTCCTGTTGTAAATACTCTGTGGCTGAATAAGGAATGTAACCTTCCGGTACAGAAAAGCGTTCTGGAATCTCTATAACTTGGCTGACTTCATCCCTAATTGATCTCATACCATAAGAGTACAGGTCTTTGTATATATCCTCAACCTGCCTTGACATATTGGTAACACCAGGCACGATTAACTTCAAAAAATTTACATGAGAATCTTGGCCCTTATTATCAAATGCTTCTGTAATCTTCTTAATAATATAGTTCTTGAATGATCTATAATTAGTGGTTACTGTTCTTGCAACCTCAGCTTCAGTTTCATCTAAGACTGAAACAGTTTCAGTGAAGTTAAATCGTTTCTCTGACTCTGTTAAGACACGGTTATTTGCAAAAGTCTGGTCCTTCTTGCTTAACTCTGCATCACCTTCCTGATTATCATCTTCCATATCATCGTCTGTATTAGTATCAGTGCTATCACTATTATCATTGGTTTCTTCATCTTTATCCTCTGGGGTGTTATCATCAGGTGGTGTTGGGTCCAAAGGGTTTTCAACTATTAAATCAGATTCCTCTAACGGTTCCAAGCCTATTTTTTCTCTGACAGTGTTGACATCACTTAGTATAGTTGGTTGGTAAGCATTAAGATTTTTTGCCACACTATATGCACTCATTAATTTTGTTACATCATCTTTGGATAGCTCACCACGAACAAATCTGGGATATCGAGTCACATTTTCAAAGTTATAGTTTACTATCCTCGGGATCATCTGATAATTAATAGTTTCATTATCAGTGGTGGTCCTTGTATGATCTATTCCCCAAAGCCATGGTTGTTGTTGCGTCTCACCTAATGCTCTCTGACCATAAGCAGTTTCTGTGAATCCCTGCAAATCAGATGCATGAAGTGATCTTGCTATCATTTTATTGTGCATATTAATAGCTTCTATATAATAACTACCATTACCGGCTTCTCTGGCTGCTGATTTGAAATCTACATCAACATCATTAGTAATTCTGATGCCCATTGAACTTATTAATTTTTTTAGAAAAAGGTCTAATTTGGATTCCAAGTCTGGCCCAATACCAATAGGGTGTTTAATAATTAAAATAGGATTACCATGCTTTTCTAGAAAGCTTGAGTGAAACCTAATGATAACATCTTTGGCGTACCATGATCTATATGCTGAGCGTAAGTCTGAAATACCATATATGTTATCAAATTCTTTTTGGTAGGAGTACACCAAAAACTTCTCAGGTGGGAAAGCTTGTTGACCTGATGCATAACCACCAGTATGTATTATGCCTTGAGTTGGGTCAAGCTCACCATACTTATCAATCTTGAAAGTGATTGTTTCCGGATCTATACTCTTGACATTCTTAAGCGCCCATTTACCTTTATATTCACCCTCTGTGACCTGATACCAGACTAATTCATTTAATGAAAACCCATAGTCAAGAGCAGATAAGATGTTCTCATATATCTTACCAAGTGAAATTTTGTGGAGTCCATCTGTTAAACACCACTCAACAAATTGTGCTATCTCAATATCTTTAGGGTCTGCTGATGCAGCTTGTATTGTCCAGGGAGCAGCAAGAATAGCAGTTTTTCTCAACATCATTATCGGCTTAATTTGGTCATCCTGTTTCATGGACTTGAAGATTTTAATACCATATCTCTTAACTAATTTATCCGGGTTACGGTATTCCCCAAAGTCAAGAAAACCTTTACTTTGCAAGGTAGTTGGTATTAATCTAGCTTGCAATTCTTCTGGGTTGAGTGTTGGTTGCTTATACTTCTCAGGTGAAGTAACTGCAGGATCAGTAATTTCAAAAGTCTCATTAAAATTAATTGGTGGTAATCCCAGTAATCCAGTTAGCATATTCTGTTTATTCATTTTATATAAAGCCTTTCAAGATATCTGAACCCCCAAAACCGTCTGTCTCAAACATAGGGTCTAATCCATCATCTGCACCCATGAATTGCTCTCCTTCAACCCTTGAAGTAGCAACATCACTTGCATACGAAATGTTCATCCTTGTACGCCCTAAATAACCTGCACCCTGGATTCCATCAGCACATAAAGCAATATAGAGGGCATCAAAAATATCTTTTTCATTTTTGAGACCATTATCCTCAAAGTTTTCTAATTGGCTCTGTAATCTATGACAGGCATCTTCTCTGTGTTTAATTCTACCAGTTTCATAGAATATTGTCAACTTAACAGCACGAGTATATTTATCTTGTGATGTCATAACTTTCTTAACCGGTATTGTAGACAACATAGCATAGTAATCATGAAATGCTACTTGATAAGCATTAGATTCAATGCCATGGCAAGTAGTGTTAGCTTGAAAATTCTTCTGATTTGTCTCTAAAAGTCTCATTTGCTGATGCATTTTATAATGAAACCCTTCGGCACAATCAACATAGATTATGCCGGTTTCATTATTAATATAGATTCTAGCATAACCAAACTCACAACCCTTATCTTTTATACCCGCCGCTAAATCATATCCATGAACTATCCTATATGAACCAGGAGGTAACTCTGTATAGCTGTTGTTCTTGAAATACTTAGCTGGAAATAGAGTCTCGGCTTCAACACTTTCGTCCAGGAGGTATTGTCTGCGATAATTGTAACTCCCTACCTCTTTGCGTTTGGCTTTTAGACACATTATCTTTGGAATATCCATGATAGGACATCTGACACAATGATCACAAGTCATTTCACCTGTGTCTCGACAGTAGCCACACATAATTTTATCTTTGCTATTTACTATATAGTGTTCACAAGTTTCACATGGAAAGTCTTCTTTGCTCAGCTCTATATATGGACAGGTTTCTAAATGGCCTTGCAGTGGCATTCTGCTTTTCCATATAGACTCACCTGTTTTAGGATCCTCAGCAGGTATCTTATGAAATACAAATATACCTTTTTTCCTAAGTGTTCGATGTAAATCATTGATGCCTTGGTAAGGCTGAATAACAATCATCTGCCCACCTTTAATCATGGGGAGTACATCATTTTCAAGCCATTGAAGTTTAGTAGCACCATGCTCTGCTGTCTTGGCATTTCTGGAATCCTCAACATCATCAAGAATAACTAAGTCATAACGACCACCAACCATTGAGGACTGCCAACCCATTGATCTAAAGGTAGGGTCTTTGTAATTTGCAGTTCTATTTACAGTAAATTGAGAAGTCTGCCAGAGAGAATGTCGGGTCTTGAATTTACCAAAATCATTAATAAGTTTAATATTATGTTCAAAGTGCCATTTTAATTTGGCAGCAAACTTAGTACCATTATCTGCGTTACCTGTAATATGAAGTATTCTAATATTTCTGTCCTTACATATCAAATATAAAGGCCATATTTCAGAAACTATTGTAGACTTACCTGAGTCACGAGGTAATTCGAGAAGTAATCGGTTGTGCTTTTTTAGCCACTCATATACCTGCTCATGTGCTTTGGGTACAGCCATCCAATCATGAGTGTATGGCCTAACATAGTAAGTAGCAAAAAATGCCACATCACCTGACATTGATATCTGAGGAGCGGCTTTGGTTACTGCATAAGCTAAGTCATGCTTTGATTTTATACCATAGGCTAATAGCTTATCCTGTGCTGCCCTTAGGTGGTCTAAAGCTAAGGAGGTTGTCAATTTCTTCACCTTCCACTTTTTTATCCATGTCTTTATACATACTGCCAAGTAGGCCTAGTATTTCGTCATTTTCTAAATTTATGCTGAGATTGAGATTAGAGCCTTCATTGTCTTTTTGCTGTAATTGCTTACCTTCAAGTAATTCTGGTGGGATATAAAGATTCTGGCATATCCTAGTCTGCTTTAATATGAAATCCATAAGTCCAATGGCTTCACGAAGATTTTTAGGCCTGAACTTACTGGCTTGGAATTTAGACTTTTCTAGCTTTCCAGCAGCAATATCAGCTGATAACTGCTTTTCTCTCTTAATATCAGTTATCATGGTTTCCATTACAAACTTAGATAATTGCTTAAGAAATTTCAATGTGAGAGTCTCGTCTTTAATAAGCTCAAAGTATTCCTCTAATACACTTTGTAACTTCTGTTCTGTTTCAGATAATGCAGTGTTGCCATACTTCTCTTCATACTCATTGGCTAGAACTTGTTTGCTGATGTCCTTGACTAAAACTTGCCAATTATGCCATTGGCAAGTGCATTCAGGGAAATCCCCTGCCCACTTGTATAAAGTCTGTCTAGCTGGCATCCCGGATTCACGAGATACCTTTGACATATTCTGCTTATTTTCTTTCCAAATCATGAAAGCATGCCTATGATCTTCTGGACTATAAGCATTAACACCACGCTTACCCATGCTGTCTCCTTACATTAACATTGCTGCAATGCCCATGTCTTCTGGACCTTTGAGCTTAATTGGATCATTTAGAATCAGAATATGCCCCATATGTAATAGATATGAGATTGAGCTATCTGACCCATCCCCCATGTCAAACCCACTTAAAAGACCACCATGCCTTTTATACTCTATACCAAAGGTTTGCTGACCAGTATTCTGTATTGGTGGGATGAACTCACCTATTGTCTGATGTCTCATTTCCTGAGAAGGTGCTTTTATTAGGGTTTTTAAATAAGTGTCATTTATTATTGTCATATCTTACTCCTTGTCCAATGGCACCAAAAGTATATGGCTTACAAAGGTTTTACATACTTCTGCCTTGTAATCTGCATGTGCGTGTTCTGAACATTCAGGTAAAAGTGTCATGCCATTGTCACATTGTCTTGACAGAATCGGCTGAGATAAATCTATAGCAAGGTTCCCTGGTTTAGCATGGGCTTGAAACAGGGGGATTTGCTTGAAACCACTGTCATTTACTATACACATATTTGTCACCTGTCCACCGATACAAACCTGAGTAACCACAATAGGTTTGAGAATCTCTACATGCTATTTAACACTTTTGTCCTCGTATAAATAGCAACAGGTGTTAAGAATTGTAATGTTTTCTTAACACCTGTTAATAATATACTGGTTTCTTGTGATTTTGTCAATGTATGTCTATGATAGCATTTTGCAACCACTACCATTCTTTTTACATACAAGATAGGTAAATGGTGAGCATTTTATATGACATTGTGACTTCCAATAGTCTAATACTTGCTGCTCACCTAACATAGGGGCTTTGCAAAATGGACAGGCTTCAATGCACCTCTTGACATACTTACCACATTTGAAACACTGAACTGTATTAGGATATTTACTCATTACCATACCGAGCTATGATAGCATCTTTCAAAGCAGCATAGTTAACACGCTGACCCTGTTCAAATCCTAATGTCTGGACAAATTCTGTGTACTCAGTATGAGTTGCAAAGATCATTGTCACTTCTGGAACACTGTCATTTTTCTTAGCAGGTATGTTGACGAGATCATCTATCTCACCCTCTGGTTCATCTTCCACATCCAGATCATCATCAAAGCCAAATGCATCTGTTAAGCTAATGAGATCATCTATCTCTTTGGAATCATAAGGAAAGCCGGTACTGTCTAAATCTGGAAGAGCAGCATCAATCTCTTTCAGGCATTTACCTAATGTATGAGGATCAGTTTCAAAGACCCATTCATTTAACTCAATGCCTAACTTCATTCTCTCTGGCTTAGTAAGTGCTCCCATATAATATACAGGGATTTCAGTAATACCTAATGACTTTAAGGCCTGTAATCTATGGTTTCCATCACAGACTTCATAACCAGTAACATTAGGCTTTTCCTTCTGCTGAGCAACTACTAAGCGATATAGCAATCCATTTGACTTTAGGCTCTGCTTGAATCTCTCCATTTTGCCAAGAGCATCATTCTTATAATTCCACTCAGCAGGGATAAGATCATTAATTTGTACTGTCTTTTGCTCTACTATTCTCATGTTATTCTCCTGTCACGCGTGCTAAATATTTAGCATATTTAACCCACTCAATTACTCCGGCTCTTAAGTAAGTACCTTTAGCCTTTATTTGTAACTTGGAATTCTTGGGCTTTGGAATTATTTTAATTTTGCAGGTATCCCTATCAAAGTATGGTAATCTCCCATACTTTGATAGGGATACCTGCAAGCCAAGATGTGGAATCAACTGAATCAAACCGGTATTTAAGCAAACCCTTCCCAGTATATCCTAGTCCATGAATCTCACAGTTATTTTCATGGGCTGTCTTAATGAACCATGGAAAGTATTTATATAATTTAGACCCATACTCTTTTGAGGCTATACCCCCTAATGCAATGTAACTGTATTCTCTACACATCCTTATGAAGTATTCCTTACCCCTACTTAAATGCCATACTGGTATAGAAGGTACTCCTGTTTCTTTTTCTAAGTATTTACGGTATTCCTCAACCTTAGGAAGACCTACAATTGAGTCTATATCCATTTCAAAGTATTGTTTAATATTGTTATCCTTGATGAATCTAGCATAATCTTCAAGGTAAAGGTCAATATCAGGAATCTGAGTACCTGTCAGGAAACTAAATGCTCCACTATCCAGGAGGAAATCCTCTGGTGCTTGTGCAGATATTTGCTCAAGCACCCATGCCTTCTTATCCTTTTGTACTTTTCTAAGATAAAAAAAAGATCCAAGGAGATAAGGTACATGGGGTATACTTGGATTATCCCCATGACAGAAGTTAATTAGTACACTGGATAAGTATAACTTCATTTTATGTTACTTTCTTTACCACAATGCTCGCATATATAAGTATTGCTGGTATTAGCATCCTCTGCTCCTGCCTGTTCTCCTGACCCCTGAGCATCCTCAAACATATCATCTATATCCAAATCTACTTCACTGATAAAGGAATCAACCTCACTCTGCTCAAACCCTGTCAACTGAATATCAATATCCATGGTAGATAGCTCTTTTAATTCCTTTGTAAGCATCTCATAATTCCATGTTGACAGAGAGTTTAACTGGTTATCTGTTATCCTATATGCTTTGATCTGAACATCAGTTAAATCTGTTGCTATGATACAAGGAGCAGTCTTAAATCCTAATGACAGTGCTGCTTGATATCTCCCATGTCCTACGATGATCTCATAATTCTTGTCAACTACTATGGGTTGCTTCCATCCAAACTCTTTCAAAGAATCCGCTACTTTACCAATATCATAATCATTATGGATCTTATTGTTTTGGGCATACTCTTTTAACTTATCAAGGGTAACATCAACTATTTTCATGCTTTTTTACCTCTGGGCATAGGGATTTCATAAATGCAGCCTTTTGGTGACGCCATGAATTCCTTGTACCCTTTGTCCCTGAGCTTGCATGAAGGGCATTTACCACACCCACCATCAACGCCTTCATAACAAGTCATGGTTTCAGCTTTAATAATACCTTCAACCTTCATCCTATATGCTAATCCCCATACCTGTGCTTTATTAAGCCACATTAAAGGTGTATGGATTGTGATCTCTGAATCTAATGCTCTACTCGCGGCTTCCTGCATTGCTAATACAAAGTTCTCACGGCAGTCTGGATAGCCTGAGAAGTCGGTTTCACAGACACCCATGATGATATCATTGTAACCCTTGCTCCCTGCAATAGATGCTGCAATTCCTAAGAATATCAGGTTACGCCCGGGAACAAAGCTTGAGGGCAGTTCCTGATCTGAACCCTGAGTAAGCTCTTGGTCATGGTTTATCAATGCTGATTTCATATCTGCACGCTGGAAGATAGATTTAACATTGATTTCAATGTGACTGTCAGAATACTTCTTAGCTAATGCTCTGGCACAATCTAATTCCTTAATATGTTTCTGACCATAATTGAAAGTGACAGTATCAACTTTATCAAAGAATTGTTTTGCCCAGAATAAGCAGGTTGTGCTGTCCTGGCCACCTGAGAATACTACTAATGCTCTTGTTTCCATTCTAATCTCCTTAATCGTTGGGTTAGCCATTGAGTTTGTTTCCCAATTGCTAAATGCTGTAATGGGATTATAGTATACTTTAAAGCTGGTACCAGCTTTTCTCGATATTTTGCTCCTGCTAATATCACGAACTCGTCTTTGTCCAGATCACAGTACTTAGAAAGGCTCTTTAACATTCTCTCAGCCCATTCAATTCGTCTATTCTTTGACATATTATTCAAAGTTTTTTGATAAGGTTTAATGATAAAGTTTTTTGATAAGGTTTAATGATAAGGTTTAATGAGAGTAAGCCATATTTAGCAGATAATATAAATATCTTATTTGGTTTTAACCTCTTAGCATATCTTAGTATTAATTTGAACAACCTACCCTGGTACATACATGCTGCTACAGTAGGATAGGCTGCTTTTATACCCCCACAGGGTATTAAGACTATCCTAGCCATTTGATCTCCTTATATGGGTAGTTGAATTAATGAAATGAACTCTGACCTTACCGCCTGTTCTTCATAGGCACCTCGGATTGCAGATGTAATCATTTTTGCTTTTTGCTTTTCAACCCCTCTTGCTGTCATACAGAAATGCTGTGCTTTACAGATTACTATGACACCCTTTGGTTCAAGATGCGTTTCTAATGCCTGAGCTATCTCGGTAGTCATTCTTTCCTGAATCTGCATACGCCTTGCATATACTTCAACCAGCCTTGATAGCTTGGATATTCCAACTACCTTCTTATTTGGGATATACCCAATATGGATAGTACCAAAGAAAGGTAGCATATGATGTTCACAAGTGGAATAGAATTCAATTTCAGCCAGGCCTACCATTTCCTCACAGGCACCTTCCTGAAAACTTCTGACAAGAACTTCTTTAGGGTCTTGAGCATAACCACCATAAAGCTTTTTCCAAGATTTAATTATCCTTTTAGGTGTATCTAAAAGGCCTTCTCTATCAGGCTTTTCCCCAATAAAAGTAAAGATATCCTTAAGATGTTCTTTTATTGTAGGTTCAGTAATTTGTGTATTTGACAGCTTAGTCTCCATTTTGGTCTCCTTTGTATGAGTTCTAAGGCCCTACTAAGATTCTCTTGGTATTGAGTTTCATCGTGAGGGTCACATGGTTGAATGTATAAATATGGTGGCTCGTCAAGTTTGTAGAGAGACCTTACTTTATCTTCCCACTCAATAAGGGTACTTTCTTGAGTATCCTTATCTACTATAAGCTTGATTTCATGTGCTATTTCTAGCACAGTTTTGCCAAAATCAGGTTTTGGTGATAGTGTAATCCAGTCTATTAAATCTTTGTTGTACCAGTCTTCCACATTCCTGCTAGTACCATTGGTTTCAATATGAATCAGAGGGTTATCAAGTACAGCTTTCAAGTGCTTCAATAGATAAACTAATTTGTGAATAGTTGGCTCTCCACCGGTCAGCACAATTCTAATAGGATGGGCAGTCGTATATGGATTACTGGCGTGTAGGGCATCAACAATCTCTTGTGCTGTCATGTTAATAACATCACTGTGATCTGTGTCACACCAAGTGCATTTAAGATTACAGCCTGAGAATCTAATGAAGCATACAGAACTACCAGCCCATAGGCCTTCCCCTTGGATTGATTGAAAAATTTCGTTAATTGGGTAGGTTTTTGGAGGTTTCATTGGTTTTAACTCCTTGGATTTTATGATATTTAATAGCAATTTTGAGTATAATAAGAGCGGTACCAAATGGATATTTACCTTGATTAATTGTGGAATAGTTACCACATTCAGGGCAAACTGTTTCAATACTGGTCTTGGTGAGATTAGTTGACAGTGATACATCTTGGTGACACTTAGGGCAGATCATACTTCAAATATGGCTATATTGCCTTCGCTCTCTTCAACTTCAACTTTGATGCAGTGCTCAATCTGTAAACAGATATGCTTTGCAATATTCTCAGCGGTTGGTCTCTTAACGAAATCATTAAGATGCTGATGGTCCATTTCCATAGCTATCTTTTTGATATGAGTAAAGTCAATGACCATATCAGTGTTAGGATCCAACTCGGATTCATCACACTGGCAGGTTACTTTAATCTTCCAGTTATGACCATGTGTATTTTTACATTTGGAGGGGTAGGGTAAGTGCTGCAAGCAATGACTACCGGCGACTTCAAGTGCCTTAGTAATTGTAAATTTTCCCATAAGTATTAACTCCTTATCTGGTAAGGAGTATAGTCCTATTTAGATGTGATGTCAAGACGCGATTTCAAAACTTTAATCTGATCTTTAAGTTTATTGATCTGAGTCATTCTTGCAAATATCTTGTAGGTAGCAGTTTCTAACCAATCCATTTTGAGGTCATGAGAAAGTTTCTCTTTGTGTAACCGCTTGGCTGGCAGTATTACTGTGCTGAAATCTTTGTCTGCTATGCTTAAAGCTTCCTCTTCTGATTCAGCTTCAATAAGTAGCATGGCTTTGAAAGTGTATTCAATATTAACTTTGTGTTTCATTGAATACACTTAATTGTACCGGCATCCCACTCTGCATTTCGTTCTCCTAATGTTTTTAATTTGTTTTTGTTATATACTAATTATAACAATGTTATTAAGTAAAGTCAAGAGTTTATTTATTTAATTAAAAAAAAAGAGTGGCTGAGTAGCTGCTCTATTAAAATGTAAGAAAATTAAAGGGTACTAATTGATACCGAGATCGTCTTTTTTAACTGTTGCTGACATTACATGCCTCATTGCAGTTGTACAGACCGCCACGATACCTTGGCTGATTTTATGATATTCTTCTGAGTCATTATCAAAAGGTATTCCGTTTGAGTCTACTAATCCTCTTTTCTCAAGGATAGCCATTACAATTTCACCTGTTATCATTGAAGGTGGAGCAAGCTTACTAATATCTGCTTTTATATCTTCTGATAGCTTATCATATTTTTCTCTGGTTTCACTGTGAATAGCCATGGCCTGTGGAATTCTTGCATCAAGGGCATCAATAAATTTAGACATTCTTTTTACCTTTCTTGCCTTTGGTAGGACTTATGGTTTGAGTTACGATTTCATCAAAATTTTGAACTAATCCTATTAGCACAAAGGAATTAAGATCAACCACCATTGTACCATAGGCTTTATTATGACATACTTTACCGGACTGCATTACACATTGGATTCGAGCACCTTTTGGAAGAAAAGTGGTGATATTAGTTCCTGGTGTCTTACAGATTAAATCTTGAGTGATTTAAATTAAGAGTTTATTACCTTCTGAGTACATTACTTCTCCTGTAAAACTTTGTCTTTGATTCCGACAAGAGTGATAGTCTTGACTTTGGCATCTGGGGTTACATCATCAAAGTATGTGATGATAGATTCCTGAATGAACCCATAGACTTTATCCATTTTTGCAGTTCCAATCAAGCAATGGCGAACATCATGTTTGGAATGGGATTTGGTGTCTGGATTATATCGTATATGATAAATTCTTTTTCGTTTTGTAGGGTTGAACTCAAGAAGAGCTTTAACGTTATCTTCAAAACCTACCTTGTTATTATCAAGCATAATAACACCATTTGATTTAACCTTAGCAATGGCTTCTGCTAACTGCATAGTAGACTCCTTTAATTTATTTTTATGTATAACTAATTATAGCATTGTTTTAAGTAAAGTCAAGAAAAAAGTTTAAATTGATTCTATATTTATAATCCTACCTATTTTCTTACACTGTTTTGAGTTTAACCTTGATATCAGCAAATAGTATTCAAGAATTCATATATATAGCTCTCACGATGGTTGTCCTCTATATACGTAGTATATAGAGGACAACCATCTTAGAGAGCATGAATTGTGGATAACT